CTAACTCACACGTCTGGAATAAGGAAAGTGCGCTGTTCGACGCCCTCACACTGCTAACATCCATACTTCCTTTCAAGCAGGTATGACAATATGGCCATTTTGTTATTTTACCAATAAATTGGCCCACATGTTGGGACATGTGGATGGTCGTCAATGAATGTTGCCAGAGGTGCTCTAGTTCGCAAATTCGATACGCCAGGCGTATAAGGTTTGGGATACCTGGGCACTATGATCACAAAAGCAAACTAACGAAGGGTAAAACCTCCGAAATTACATTTGCAATCATACCAAAACCCGTAGGTTCATCGCCATGTTGTGGCGATACAGTTGTTGGTGATGATGTGGCTTTCTTTTCAGAAATTATGGTTGCCGCAGGCATGGTTTCTACCCAACCAGTAACAAGTGATTCTTCTTCTTCGTCAATTGGACTTGGAGAAGCTGAAAGTATATTCAGAGTGTTATAGGAAGGGAGAAATTCATAATTGACAACAATCGTTATCCTAAAATTAATTCCAGGGTCACAACCGGCTGTTACAAAACCAAACGTCCAATATGGTGGATACGCTTGGCTTGCATTCCGATCATCACGTGTACTCATGAAAGTTTTGTAAGATACTGTTCCTTGTGGAACATACGAACCATCATCTGCAATATATCCAATCTCTCTAGCGAGAGGAAACCAGCGAATTGTTGCTGGTTTATTTATGTTCAATGGTACTTGAACTGAAGAATACGCATTTAAGTAACTGTTATAAAGTGGCGAATGGCTTGTACTAAATGGAAAGCAAAACATTGTCATCTCTCCTGCGTTATTGAACGCAGAAGCTTCATGTTCCACAATCATACAAGCAGATACTATTCTGTGAGCGTTTGTAACGCCTCGCAAATCAGCTCCACCATCAAACGGATACCCATACAAATCTCCAATCGTAGTTCCATCTCCCCAGCCTATCGTGGTGCCGGAGACATCGGTTTTTAAAACCTGATAATTAACTCCAGTATCGCCAGCACTATCTGCAAGATTTATGTAAGGTGTTAATACCTGACACCCTGCAGTGCCGTCTTCACTTGAAGTTTGAGAAACTTTTTGGATTAATTGCACAACTCCTGTTTCTTCACCTGTGGCATCTGGTATTTTACAATCTGCCCCATGAAGGGGATCCTGGATTGAAGTGTACCAGGGAGATTTGGTTTTAAGCCGATTCATAATTTGATCAGCATAACTACCTCCTGTTCGTGCCAATGATAAAGCTTTACTTGGTCTTGATGTTGGGATCCTAGGATCATACGAACTCACAAGCCCTTTTGTGCTTGTAAGTGTAGCTCGCATTGGTGCTGCCACCACAGTAGGTACTGTTGTGGATTTAGCATCGGGGGAGCTTGTGGTACTACTGGTACCACTAATATCAAGAAGGGCTGGGGATAAGAAGTTTTTGTGAAATGCCTCTTGGCGTTTTCCAGCTTCTGCCCGTCGTCCTTGCCAATAGCTTCGTTCTGCGTCAGACATTGGTCTAACGGTCCGGGTTGTTTTTGGGAGGTTTGATCCTCCATTTTTGACAGTTTGTACTGTTTTTGTTCCAACATTGTGTTGGATATTTTGTTTTTGTTGTTGTTTTTGCGGGGGTGGCAATGTTCCCCCATTTTGTTTTTGTTTTTGTTTTTGTTGGGCAGTTGGCCCATTTTTACTCGACTTTGGACCCTGTTGTTTGGGTCGCGAGGTGCCATTCTGGGAATTTGTCCCTGATTTGGCTGATGTAGTCTTGGTTTGTTTGTCCTTCCCATGATTGGGTTTCGCTGACATAGTCACTAGCTACTTTGTTCCATCCTACCTCCATGGGTGCGTTAACACACTCATATCCTGCCATCCAATTTAGGACATCCAGGCGGCTAGGTAAACCATGTTGTGCGAAGGCTCGCAAAGTTGGACTGCTATCCGAATCAATTTTATAGCGATCGATGCATGAATAGAAAATAGAAGACATTGTATCAAACAATTCCTCATGTGGAGCTGACATAATCGTCAAAGAATACATTTTGGTAAATAGAGCCGCTTCAGACATGTTGCCCTCAATGGTGTATGCAAAACTGCATGCAAGTTTGTCTGCTGGATATATTGGTATCCAGCGTTCTCGATGCTTTCCAAAAGTAAATCCTAGAAAAGTATGATCTTCTAAATTTTGACTGGCAATGAATGGATCAAATTCCCATCCAAATGCAGAAAATGTTTCTCTCATTAAAGCTATCCAATCCACTCCTTCTGGGGGAGGAGGAATAACTCCAATGTTGTCATCCCCAAAGAAATTGTTGATAGCTGCGAAGACTTTTTCTTCGCTTTTGAAGAGTCGGAAAAGAAAAGTGGCAGAAGCAATCGAATGCCCTGCAATATTATCCTGTGTTGTTCCTACATCTCCAGAATTGTTTCCAATGTCCTTTTCCCATACTGTTCCATCAGGTAATAAAATATGTGATTTCCTCACGTTTTTAGTACACCATCTAAGAAATGGTTTTTCATTTATTGGGATATTTCGAGTGAGATATTTATTGCGAATACGATAAACCGCCTTCATCAATGGATGAACGCGATCATAACCTACAATATCATATGTGAACAATTTGTACCCAAGAGCTACTTTTTCAAGCAACTCTGATGCCAAACGATGTGTTCCGCCTTGATATGGGTTGAATCCATA